TAACAGGGATTCTAAACGATTTAGAAGAAGTTCTAATAGAAGAACATATGGTGATCAATCAAGATTCCTTAACACAAAGCGTCAACGATATAATTGAAAAAGTAAAAAAAGATGAGTGACAAATTAAGTATTGGAAACGAACTAGCACAATTTGATAAGAAGAATCGCGACTTTTACGACAGCCTTGACGACCAGGAAGTTAAAAAGTTCAGCCCCTTCCTAATGATACGTTGGGGTGCAACTGTTCGTGGTGATGCGGATCTACAAGCATATTATCTTATGAGTGTTAACGAGAATCTCAATAAACATTTCTTTGATATTAGCTCGTCACAGCATAAAAAGCTACAATGGTTATTGGCAACAACTGTCAGCCCAGGCATGGGCGTTCAGCGACACGATTGGTTAGCGGCCAAGAAGAAGGATACTGGTAACAATAAAGCCGAAAAGTTTTTGTTCCAGATTTATCCAAATAAAAAACCAGATGAGATTAAATTATTGGCTCAGATCAACACTACCGCTGAGTTGAAACAACTGGCACGTGAACTGGGTTGGGACGATAAAAAGATTAAAGAATATCTATGACGTTTGTTTGTAAGTATTGCTCAAAGGATTTTAAAAGAGAATCCACGTTGACGGCTCACATGTGTGAGCCAAAACGTCGGTGGCAGCAGGAAAAGGAAACCTGGGTGCAACTGGGATTGAAAGCGTATCTACGATTTTATGAATTGTCACAAGGTAGTGCCAAATTGAAAACTTATGAAGACTTTGTTGGTAGTCCGTACTATAAAGCCTTCGTAAAATTTGGTAGTTACTGCCAACAGATTCGTTGTATTAACTTCAGCAACTATTTGGATTGGCTATTAAAGAACAACAAAAAGCTAGACAACTGGACCAGCGATAAATTGTATGCTGAATGGTTGCCCACATACTTACAAAAAGAAGCACCGCAGGATGCACTGGAACGTGCGTTGAAGGAGATGCAAGATTATGCTGATCAAAACAGTAATCTCAGAAATGGGTTTGTTGATTATTTTCGCTATGGCAACAGTAATAGAATTTGTTACCACATTAGCACTGGCCGCATTAGCCCTTGGGTTGTTTACAACTGCGATAGTGGCGTCGATTTTCTTGATAATTTAACCTCTGAGCAAGTCATGATGGTATTGCCCTGGATTGATCCCGACTACTGGCAACAAAAATTTAAAGATTATATGGCTGACACCCTGTGGGTCAAAGATGTATTGGAGCAGGCTGGATTATGAAAACAATAATTCTGGATTATGACTATGAAAAAACTCATGAAAAATCCACTTTTATGAGAGCCATGGAATTGAAGACGCACTTTTTAGAGAATGGTATGAAGCTAGACGTGGATTTTGATATATTTCATACCTACAATAAGATTCATGTTAGGTTTTTAACTGACCAAGCTGCGGCTATGGAAACTTATCTTAGGATGATGATTTAATGAAATTTACGTCGGATATTGATATTGACTTTCCTGACCGTGAACGTGCCCTGGCACATTTGCGTTATCATCCTGCGGGAATCATACGCGATGGGCAACTAATTAAGCACAATACTGGCATTTATGCCACGAAAATTCCCACAGATCCGTTCACAGGTATAGCTAGTATAGATCACCACGATGCTGAACAGCGTGGGTACGTTAAACTGGACTTTTTGAATGTTAGTTTATATCAGAGGGTTCGTGACGAGGCACATCTAGAAGAATTAATACATCAGGAACCCGAGTGGGATAAGTTATATGATCCAGAGTTTTGTGGGCAGTTAATACACATTGGTAATCATTATGATACACTGATTAAAATGCCCGAAGCGGTTAATAGTATTCCCAGAATGGCGATGTTTTTGAGTGTAATACGTCCTGCAAAAAGACACTTAATTGGCAAGACCTGGGCTGAGGTAGCAAAAACAGTCTGGGACAAGGATCCCGACGGGGCTTATGGTTATAAAAAAAGCCATGCCGTTTCCTACGCACATCTGGTAGTCGTGAACATGAACCTATTGTCAGAGTTGGAACGGCAAAGCGTGAGTTTTTTTAAATAGATATAAATACTTCTATACAAGGAGTGTTTATGGGTCGCCCAAAAGGTTCTAAAAATAAAATACAAACTGGGATTGTGTATCCTCGAAAATGTGATCACTGTGATTACGTAAGTAATAACCCGTCAATGTTTCACTACCATAAAAAAATACACGACCCAATACCACACGGGAAATTGTGTGATCATGGTTGTGGACAGAAGGCCACTTCAATTAATACTAATGGAAAATATACTTGCCTGTCAAAATATCAATATTGCCCAATGTATAAAAAATTATTAGCAAACCGAACAGAAAAAAGTTGGATTTCCGCTGATGATCGAAAGAAAAAAACTAAGGATACTTTTTTTGAGTATTGCTATGGCAATGATGAAGTGAAGGAAAAACAAAAAGCAACACTTAAGAAAAAATGGGGCAACTTTACCCCAGAACAAATGAAAGATTATCGCCATTATGGTCGACGTGTTCGTAGTAGGGCACAGAAGTGGGCTAAAGAGCAGGGATTTGTTTTAGGACAGCAGACCTATCATGTAGATCATAAGTTAAGTATATGGGATGCTTGGCAAGCAGGGCTTTCTGAAAGCATAGTAAACCATCCAGCCAATTTACAAATACTTGACGCAAAAGCTAATAGTAGTAAAGGTGCCAAAAGTAGTCTTACAGTGGATGAACTTTTAAAATTGATAGGCTGAGCGACCCTACGGTGCTCTTCGAACAAGAGTAATACTACGGCGTTTGCTACGCTTCATGGCCATGTCTTTTAGATTAACTTGATGGCCTATTTTAATATCCACATCTTTACTGTTCATAGTTTTAACACAGAACTTAAAATCTGCCCAATCAGCCTTTAAAAAAACGTTGATTGGGATTATTCTATTACTTTCCCACCACCAAACTTCTCCTAATTCTAGGAATCTAGCCTTTTGTTCAGGCGTTTTAAGGCTTGCATAATCGTAGATTGTTGTAATCTGCTCGTCGGCATTCTGTATGATACCCACGTAATCGTTTCCGCCATATACTAGATATGTTAGGTAAGGGTATTGATCTAAAAGCTGTTGTATATGTTCCACGATTTCTGATAAATAGGTTAAAGACGAGCAAAAATGATTACTGTCAAACTATTTAGTTATCCAAATACAGTCGATATTCAAATTTTCGACTCGAGTATTTTCACCACAAGGAACCGTGAAGTGTATAGCAGACCAATTAAAGTTTATCAGGGTATTGATAACCCTATACAAATCATTGTTAAAAATCAAGATCAGAAAAAGGTTAATTTGACTGGCTACACCGTTCAAGTTGATATTCAAGACTACACCAACAATACTCATATAGAAAGTTATACTGTTGATTTTAGTGCAAATGTTGGCGGAAATATCCAAATGGGCCGTGGTTCATTTACTATTAGTGCAAACACTCTGGCCAATTTGGAACAAAGATTTTATAAGCTGACAACTAGAACTATTAGTTCTACAGATGTTCAACGCCCGTTGTATATCGATGACAATTACAGCGTACCATTGGACTTAGAAGTACTTCCTGGTTACCTAAATCCTTGATATTAGCCATTAAGTAGTATATACTAGAACGATGCTGAATACTATTCAAGACGCAGTCCGCTCCATTCTTCCCGCAAAATTTGTTTTAACTGTGACTTGACTAAATATATGTATGAAATACGTATACCTAATTACTTCTCCATCTGGTAAACGATATGTTGGCCAATCCAAAATTCTAGTGGAAGATAAGATCAAGTCTTATGTAAAAATAGAAAAACACGATAAATCTAACCGAAAAATAACAAATGCTATAAAAAAATATGGTTGGGAGAATATGATATTTGAAGTCATCGAAAAGAGCAATGAATGGACTGATGATTTCCTAAATCAACGAGAGATTTACTGGATTAGTTATTATAATTCTGTTCAAACAGGGTATAATATGACGGCCGGCGGAGATGGCGTAGATTCTGAATGTGCTAGACAAAATGCATTAAATCACCATAATAATATGTCCGAACAAAAGAAGAAAGAACGCAGCCAAAATTGTAGTATAGGACAGAAAGCTCGTTTCAGACAAAACCCAGAATCAGATGAAACTAAACAGAAAAAAAGCGAATCCCATAAGGGTAGTTATGTAATCGAATCCCCTGATGGTAGGGTGTGGGGGACTTCATTGGGACTAAAAGAATTTGCTGACACGTTTAAGAATGAAATACAAATGAGTTACTGGCAGTTGTTTTCTGCTTACAGAAAATGTTATAATAACACAACGACACTTCGTAAAAGAAAAGACAACAATAACTGGAAAGTAATTCGAATTGATAAACCAAATAGCTGATTTCACATCTAATCTTTGGCGCACTGGGCATAAAACAAAAACTTCATCAAGTGGGTGGATTTCAGGAAATGCTGTTTGTTGCTCCCATAATGGAGAATCAAAAGACACTCGTGGGCGAGGGGGGTTAATACTTTCGGGTGACGGGGGTGTAAGTTACTCGTGTTTTAATTGTCAATTCAAAGCCAGTTACCAACCAGGTCGCCATTTAACTTATAAATTTCGAAAGTTACTGAATTGGTTGGGTGCAGATGATAATACTGTTAAGCGGTTAGTCATCGATGCTATCAGAGTTAAAGAGTTAATAGCGCCAGAAGATTTAAAGCAAGCAGAGCCTGAAACCGAGATAGTATTTAAACCTAGGGCATTACCAGAAGAGGCACAAAGTTTTCAAGCATTAAATACATTCTATACTCTAAATGACTATCAAGACGTTCCTGAAGAATGGCATAGATCAGTATTGTATGCTGCAGGTCGAAATGTTGACTTAAACAAATACGAATTTTATTGGACTCCAGAAACAGCGTATAACTTGCATAAAAGACTTATTATACCGTTTACATGGAAGAACCAAATTATTGGATATACTGCACGAGCAGTATACGAAGATGTAAAACCCAAATATCATACTAGTATCGAGCCCAATTATGTTTTCAATATTGATAGACAATTACCTACAAGCAAGTTTGTTATTGTTTGCGAAGGCCCATTCGATGCAATGGCTATTGACGGTGTTGCCATCTTAAGCAACGAGTGTAGCGAAACACAAGCAGATATTATCGACAGTCTTGGACGACAAGTTATTGTCGTGCCTGACTTTGACGTTCACACCAATAATAGAAATAAAAAAGTCTGGGCAGGATCTAACCTAATAGATCAGGCCATTGATTATGGTTGGGATGTGGCGTATCCAGTCTGGGCTGGTGTTTGTAAAGACATAAACGAAGCCGTGGGTCGATACGGCAAATTATTTGTCCTACACAGTATACTAATGTCTGTTGAGACGAGTAAATTAAAGATTGAGCTAAGACGAAAACAACTATATAATAATCTATAATAAGGGAATAGATGAATAAAGAATATAATACAGACTTACAAAGATTATTTTTAGAGATGATACTGAGTGACGCACAGAGTTTCGTGCGGGTACAGAACATATACAATCCAGAAAACTTTGATCGCAGTCTCAGAGCGACTGCTGAGTTTATTAGATCACACGCTGACCAATATAAAACATTACCAACTTACGATCAGATTCGTGCAGTCACTGGTGTTGAATTAAAGCCAGTGCCAGATGTTGCAGAAGGACACACAGAATGGTTCTTGCAAGAGTTTGAGGGATTTAGTCGCAGACAAGAACTAGAGCGAGCAATTCTTAAAGCCGCCGACCTATTAGAGAAGGGTGAATTTGACCCTGTTGAAAAACTGATCAAGGATGCAGTACAGATCAGTCTAACCAAAGATATGGGTACAGATTATTTTGAGAACCCAGCAGAGCGTATTAACAAGTATTTTAACACTGGAGGACAAGTCAGCACAGGTTGGCCGCAAATGGATCGTATCTTATATGGTGGATTTAGTCGCGGCGAACTTAATATCTTTGCTGGTGGCTCGGGATCAGGTAAGTCACTGGTTATGATGAACATGGCACTGAGTTGGTTGCAGGCTGGATTGAGTGGTGTTTATATTACATTAGAACTTAGTGAAGAATTATGCAGTCTTAGAACTGACGCCATGTTGTCAGGAATGGGCACGAAAGAGATTCGCAAGGATATTGATACAACCACATTAAAAGTAAAGATGGTTTCCAAGAAGGCTGGGCAATATCGTGTCAAGTGGTTGCCGGCACAGAGTAACATTAATGACATCCGCAGTTACTTGAAGGAAGTACAGATACAGACTGGTATCCGAGTAGACTTTGTTATGGTGGACTATCTGGATTTGTTGATGCCAGTGTCAGTTAAAGTTAATCCCAACGATCAGTTTATCAAAGACAAATACGTAGCAGAAGAATTGCGTAACTTGGCCAAGGAATTAAACGTATTATTGGTTACAGCAAGTCAGCTGAATCGTAGTGCCGTTGAAGAAATTGAATTTGACCACAGTCACATTGCAGGTGGTATTAGTAAGATTAACACAGCAGACAACGTATTTGGTATCTTTACAAGCCGTGCTATGAAAGAACGTGGCAAATATCAGATGCAATGTATGAAGTCACGTAGCTCAACTGGGGTAGGTCATAAAATTGATCTGGAATATAATATTGAAACCATGCGTATTACAGATGCTGGTGGCGATGAGAATCACAGTAGTGGTGGTATTAATACCAACAGTATTCTAAATCAGATTAAAACCAGCACAGTAGTCAATAGTATGGAAAATGCATCGGTACCTGACGCTGAGGTGCAAAGCACCAAACTAAAATCGTTGCTGGGCAAGTTAAAAACTAAATCAGAATGAAGTTAGTTTGCTTTAGTAATAATACTGCTGGTGGACTGGTTTGTGATTTACTTAACCAGAAAACCAGCATTATTTCTGGATATAAAACAGCTGGCCCAGAACATAGTGCCTTCAAAATTGGCGATACTCCTACTGTGCAACGGACCGTAAATCCTATATTATGGGGAGAAGCGGTTAAAAGGAATAATTTAAATATATGGCTAGGGACACATTTGCACCCAAGCGGTATCCCAGATCGATCTCAATTCCAACAAATATTATCCATTACAACTGAAACACGACAAAGTAAGCTCTATCGTTGGTTGAGATATTATCATGGATGGTTTAAAAACTCACATCCTGATTGTACAGAATCCAATGATTTATCTAGAATAGATCAAATTCGTGAGCTGGCAAAAAATGTTTTTGAACCTTTCGAATCATTTTCAGGATGCTGGAACGTAGAGTTTGAAGATATTGTTAACGGTGTATTTGTTACAGAACACGGGCTAGATATACAACATTTTAATCAATGGCAAAAAGCCAACGATTTTCTATACAATCTGTCAGATTCCTGGGCTATTCAGCGTTTTAATGAGGCTGAATGGGAGTTGACATACAAGCGGCCATACAAATACATTTAATCTTTTATAAATACCGGATATTGGAGTTGAATCTTGCAAAAGCGTACTCGTAGTATATTAGACGAACTTGACAGTTTGTTAGCTCATCGAGACAGAGCTAACTTAGTGGAGAGCCGTGCTAGCAATGTTATTGCCGGGGCTATAAATCTTATCAACTACATTAAAGAAAATTACGATTCTGCGGAAGCCGAAGAACTAGAGCGTAGACTCATCAACAGCATTCGTAGTCAAGACCCCAATAAATTTATTCGTGGTGTTAGGAGATTTGGTAACGATGAAGATCAATGATGTATTAAATGAAGGTCCACTAGATTTTGCAAGAAAAGTTGGTGCTGGCATCAAAGGTGCCGTACAGGGGGCAAAACAGGGTAATAAAGACGTTACTGGAATAGTCCCAGGAGCAATTGCTGGCGGGGCTCAGGCAATGCAACGCTCTCAACAGCAAGCAGACATAATTGATCATGCTAAAAGAATGATGCCGTATTGGCAGAAAAAAGTGCAGGCATTAGCTGCGAGTGGTGAAGATATGAATAACCCCGCCAAGTACCAAGAACATTTTCAAAATTGGTTGTCAACAGAGGGTTTCCCTGGAAACAAGGATTTTTCGTCACTAGGCCGTATAAATCCAGCAAATCCAACTGACGTATTAAATTATTTGACAAAGGCAGTAGCCATGGATATGGCAGGCACAGCAACGCCTAAACCAGGTGGTGCCGAAACAACTGGTGACGCACCAGCCGCACCAGCGGCACAACCAAGTCCAGCACCTGCAGCAGCACCTGCGGCACCTGCACCAAAGTTCAATAGCCCACAACAGGTAGTAGATAGTATGATTAAATCACTGCCGCCTGATTGGTTACCGGCAATTACAGCAGAACTTTTAAAAAGACAAAAAGTCGGAGCAACACCTAAATGATGCGTTTATACGAAGGTGGTAATGCCATCCCTACATCCAGTCCTGTTGAACAAGTTGATGTTCCTACAGTAGTTGCTGCCGCTAGACGAGAAATGCCGTCAGCCCTACTCAAAGGCCTACAACTTAATATTGGTTCAGCTGGATTTAAAATTGATGCTGAAGGTAAGCCAATCCCATCTGGCGATATCGATTTAATGGTCGAAGCCGGTGATGTTGTAAAATTGTTTAAAACTGAAGATGATCCCAAGGATCCAGTATTAGCGGCAAAGAAAGCAATGAAAACTTACTTTGAAGCTAAAGGCATAGAAGCAAATGTCAACGGTCGCAACGTAAGTATTGGTATTTCATACAAGAGTAAAGACGGACAACAAAAGACAGCACAAGTTGATCTAATGGTTATTCAGGACGCCGCAATCGTTGCCCCATATCATCAACACGGCCCACGTGGAATGTATAAAGACCCCACATTCAAAGGTCAAGCAAACTTCGTATTAATGAGTAGTATTGCTAAACATTTAGGTTTAAAGTTTGATCCGTTTGGTGCTAAATTAATCAACCGTGACACTGGTGAAGTAGTTGGCCGTACACGAGATGAAGTTGCGAAGATTCTTTTAAGTCCAACTGCAACTGGTGATGATCTTAACTCTGTTAAAAGCATGATAGCCGCAATGGCCAATGATCCAGATCGCGACGCCAAGTTAGCACAAGCTCGTAGTGACGCCGCCAAGGGTTTAATAACATTACCAGAAAGTCGCACACACGATGGTGCCGATTGGTTTAGAAGCATAGCAAAATTATTATGAAAATAGCTGATATATTAAAAGAGGGCGGTTGGGATACAACTCTGACACAGGGCACAGTATTACATCCACGTGTCGTAGCAGTAGCACTAAAAGTCGTTGATCAATTCGTTGCAGACTTTAATAAGTTTCTACAGGCCCGGGGATTACCACCAGTTCGCCGCGGACGCCCAACTGGCTCTAGTGCATATCACGAGCAAGATGCCGCAGAGCATCCTGAAAAAGTATATGGCGACATTGACCTACAGATGATTGCCTCAGAGGTTGATGGCGTAACATACGGACAATTTACTGGTGTATGGAACAAGTTATCAGACGAGTTTGTTAAAGCTGGTCATGCACCCTATGTTGATGTAACAGAGAGTAAACCAGGTCATCCTATCTTCAAGATTGGCCCCAAGGATTATGTTCAGATTGACTTTATGTGGCATCCAGAACGTCTAGAGCAGTGGGGAGCTGCTCGCGTGACTCCAGAGCGTGGAGTGAAGGGATTATTAACAGGCAATATGTACAGCGTATTTGGTGAGTTGTTAGATCTCAGCATCCAACACGCAGGCGTACAATTAAAAGTCGTTGATGGACAACACGTGCCTTTTAGTAAGCAAAAAGGTACAGAAATTAAGACGGTCACGACAGATCCAGAGACATTTATACTAGATACTTTTGTGTATATTGCAAGAGAACAGGGAATTAACAATCCCAAAATAGGGCCTTTGCTGAAACAAAATGCCGGCAACGATATTAACAATGTTAAGATTAGTCGTTTAGTCAACGGTATTAAAGGTTTTGCACAGAGTTGTGAAATCAACAAGATATTTGGACGTGGTGAATTAGCCAACTATACTGATGCCGCTGATTTCATCAATAAGTTCTGGGAACGATACAACGAAAAAGCACAAATAGATATTGCTGGTAAAAAACGAGATAAGGCCACTACTCCAGAAGCCCAGGCACGTGCCGAACAGGACAGATTAAAAATACAACAGGGTCTTGACATGGTTCGGGAGTATTTTAAATGATCCCAACATTAGAATTCGTTACAACTTTAACTGAAGGAGTAAGAACTCCTCACCCTGAAGATTTTATCTTCATGGGAAGTCAAGCCGCCAGTGACGCTATTAACGGTATCGTCAGTGCAGTACAAAATCCCAATGCTGTCAGCATCAAATGGGATGGTAGTCCTGCTATTATATTTGGTCGCCGCCCTGCAGACGGTAAGTTCACAATGAACTACAAAGAATACATTGCAGATGCAGGCGGCCAAGTTACTAGTGCTCAAGAGTTAATGCAGTTTTATACACAACGAGGTAAAAACGTTGAGGTGGCGCAGAAGCTGGCCAATATCTTTGACATGATGGCAACCATAGTGCCAGCTGGATTTAAAGGATTTGTCCAGGGCGATTTAATGTGGACTGCACCACTGAAACCACAGGGTGGAAAGTTTGTATTTCAACCCAACCCACACGGGGTAACCTATGCTGTTGGGGTCAATGCCCCAGTTGGAAAGCAAATTGCAGGACGTTCAGTAGGCATTGCTGTACATACGTATGGTACAGATGTTGAGAAATCCAAGGAAAGCCCGCTAGTTGGCAAAAGAGCATTAAACGGACTGGGTGGGTTGTCAGGAACTAACGAATATGTAACAGTTTTAACTGGTAATATGGGCATACAATTCAAGTTACGTGAGCCAGTGCAGTTCGTTAAAGCCGCCACCGCCGCAGTAAAGAAATATGGCACAATTGTTGATGAATTCTTGACTGGTGCTGGACTAACAGCTAGTACAAAGAATGTTCTACAAACTTACTATAACAGAAAGATTACTAATCAGCCAGTGGATGTGGTTTGGTTGCAGGCAAAATTGTCGGGACCACAGTATACTATTGTTACAGCCGAGCAGAATAAGCCAGCATTAGAGGCATTGGATGTAATCTGGAGCAATATATACAAACTTAAAATGGCAGTACTAGAACAGCTAGAACCGCAGGTTCAGGGTGTAGAACAGTATGTTGGTGGACAACCCAAGGGCGAAGGGTTTGTTATCGATACTCCTAGTGGGGCTATTAAGCTAGTAAATCGTGGTGTTTTTAGTGCCGCAAATTTCGCAGGAAGAAGTTAGTTTTTGCCTAACTGGCATAAATATCTACATGTAGCCCATATGGCTCATATTAATTAGGAGATTTAAAATGGCAATTTTCACACGCACAAACGGCGATGCAGCCGGTGTAGTTAACGTTGATGCAGGTCGTAGCTTTGCAAACGCCGCAATCATCAACACAGGTATTGCAGCACCTATCACAGCATACAAAATCGTTATGACAAACGGTAACTTGGCTGCTGAATTGACAGTTGGTGGCGCAGTTGAGACAGTTCTACGCACAGTAGCACAAAACGCAACAGTCCTAGCTTACCAAGTTGACGCTGGTTCACAACTAAGCGTTATTGTTGAGCGTTCAGGTTGGGTTAGCGATGCTAAAGTTCAAGAAGCTATCGCTGGTTTAGCTGCTAACATCGGTGCTACAGGTAACTGCTATGCAGGTCCTGGCGTTACAGTTAGCTCAGCTGGTGGTATCAAGTTAGCGTAATTTAATTACACTAATAATAAAAGGCGCTTAAAGCGCCTTTTATTTTGATCTCGAAATAAGTCGGTTTTCTATATGCTTGGGCGATTGTTTAAATCCAGTCAATTTTTTAGATATTTTATCTCGAGTTTCTTCGGAAATTTTTCTTCCTTTACATGCTTGACTTATTCTTGCTTTTTGTTCGTCAGTGAGTTTACGGCCAGTCTTACCTGGTTTTCTTCCAGGTCCCCCATCTCCCCCATCAGTTTGATTTCTCAAAATACCTGTTTCTTTGTCAATTCGACCGTACCAAGATATTAATCTTCGTTCAATCGCAAATGCACCTATGGCTGTGAGTTTTTGCTCAACTATGATAATATTGGATGGACTTTTTGGTTTACTGATTTCGTGTCGCCCTTTCCTCCATGCTCGTGGTCCTATCCCTTTACCTATATAATATGGTGACCCATTGTCACGCAGATAAGCATAAACATAATAGCCATCAGGGGGATTTTTCTCTGAATAAATAGACATGCTGACATTCCCTTAAAATGTTAGAGTAGTTGGGACGGCAATCCGCGAACTACACTTATATTTATAAAAATAGTAATTTTTGTGGCATAAGTATCTACATGGGACCGGGATTACATTACTATACAGGCTTTACTCTAGTGGATATTACTGCTACCGGGGTGACTCGTGGCGTGGATAGTCCCCAACGAAGCCAACAAAGTAACTGGGAAACTGTAATTCAGACTATTAGTCTAGGAACTCAGCCTATGGATATTACAGGACCTTTTAGTATCACTGATATTAATCTAGATTATCTAGAATTTGGCGAAATGTACCAGGGTGAGCATACAGTATGGGCTTGGACATTTGGTGTTGAACATGACGGAGTATTTGAATTGGACGGCGACCCAGTCGGACGTTTAAATCAGTTCTTTGAGCAAGTACCAATCATATCAGGTTTAGATGAAACCGCTAGATTTATGTTACCAATATTTTATCCGCACGGTAGTATACGCAATGTCTATTTTAAAATTGGTGCAAAAAACATAAATAATATTTGATGCGTAGGCACAACTCAGGCACTTTATCAAGCATCGGTTTAACCGGGAATAATACAATATGGCATCGCCCACAACAGACATAGAAAAGAAAAGCCTTGAAGCACACGTTGAACTGTGCGCTGAAAGGTACGCCAATTTGGATACTAAATTGGATAGTCTTGAGACTCGTATGGATAAGATGGAGAAATACATTCTAGAAATACGTAATTCAGTAACTGGATCTGAAAATAATCAATATAAAACAGTAATAGCTATAGGAACAACCATTATTGGTGCCCTTGTAGCTGGTGCTATCACTCTAATAGTTCATCTTAAATAAATCATGCGTATCGTCGAACTCTTAAATAACATAAGCCTGCCAATCACAAACGAAGAAGCAGATTTGTTACGAGAGTTCGATGGTGAAAAAGTAATATATAAAGCCAATCTTGAGCCACGTCAACAAGTTATAGCCAATCAACTAGTTAACAAAGATGTATTGTACAGAATTCAAGAAAATGGCCGTATCACATACCGCAAAAAAATCCAAGAAACCTGTCCCAGCTCCCAATCTGGATCAGGATCTAACACCTGAAACACTAGAAGCAATGTTGGATGTTGCGGCGACATATATCGCTCGCTGGACCCAACGAGAACTTAAATCCATAGCAAAAACCAGCCGATTGCCCATATGTTGGCCATTGCCCAGTGGTGGCTACAGAATTGGCAATGATCATGTTGTACCTGAACATGGATATTGGCGTAGGATAGATGCTGGAATGGATCGTAAACAGTTATTCGGTGAAAAACAGTCTGCTATATTTTATAGTTTATGTCGACAAGTTAACGAACATCGTACAGCTGACGACATTGTTAAATATGACTATGAAGTGCGAGTTTTACGCAACGATCTAGCACATTATCAAGCTAGTCTGGAGCGTAGTATACGCAACGGGGACGGAATTAGAATAGATATCTGGTCAGCACGTCATGATGATGCTAAACTTCATTTATCTGAAGCTGAAAAACAATTAAAGAAATCTATCCAGACGGCTAAATACTCGAAAGCCCTAAGTGGTTAAAATGTAGTTCGCGGATCTGGACAATCCCAACTACTCTAACAGTTGAAAGGAACTATCAGCGTGAATATTTATAACTCTTCACGAGCAATGCCATATGTTTATATGTGCATCCATAGAGAAACTGGCGAAATTTATATCGGGTATCGGTGTAAGAACGTCAAGTTAAATAAACCCTCCCATATCGATTTACCTGAATATAAATCATCCTCTAAGATAGTTAATCCTAATTTTAATGACTATAATTGGTATATAATCGCTGAATTTTTTGATGCAGCTGATGCGTATGATTTTGAACAGAGTCTGATTTACGAGCATTGGGGCGACCCTTTACTATTAAATGACACTTGTCACTTTAACAAGTCAAGATTTAGAAAACCCGCAATCACAACTCCTGAAACTAGACGAAAAATTTCAATTGCTATGGCGGGAAAGAAAAAGCCCAAACGGACTCCAGAACACCAATATAAATTAAATCAATCTCGGTTGGGTAAAGGAACAGGTCCATTTTCAGAATCCCACAAAAACAATATGAAAAAACCCAAGGTTAAAGTAACTTGTCCACATTGTGGCTTATTGGGTGGTGCAAATACCATGAAACGTTACCATTTTGAATATTGTAAAGAACTAAAAGAAATACTAAATACTAAATACTGACATATATTACGGGATTATCCAATATGCGACTAAACGAAATGAGTAACAAAACCAATGTTAAGAAAATTAACAAGGTTATGGAAAGCCGATTCGGCTTTAAGATTGACTATGACAACATGACCCTGGAAAAGGCTGTAACATTAGCCAAGGGTATTACAGAGGGACTAGACAGCCTGAAACGCTCACACGGCGTTCATACTGCTGAAAAGAACCCAAAATACATGGAAATGTTCATGGTTCGTGAAAGCCTACATCGTTGGCTATTAGAGAACGAAAGCCGCTTTATTACAGAAAGCGAAATGGCCAAGTCAGAAGCTATCTTAGCTGCCAAGGACATGGTTGACAGTATTCAAGACATGTTGGAAAAGATCAGCAAGATGCAGAACGAACAGTTGCCTGCTCTACTAGATACTATCCGCGACCAGATTGGTACAGAACAAGCTGAAACCTTCAAAGGTACAGTTGGTCCATTGCTACAAAGCCTAGCACAGACTCTACAACAGGGTCGTGAAAGTGCAGATGGCGCTGCACGTGGTTTAGCTGGCGAAGGTGTTGAGCAACCCATGGACATGGGCGGCGCTGATCTAAATCCTGAAATGGGTGGTGATATGCCCCCAGCACCAATGAGTGATTTAGATGGTGAAGAAGGCGATGCCTTTGGTGCTACAGATGCCGCTGCAGGCGGACCAGATGAACTGGGACGTGAGCGTCGCGATGTTGCTGAGGGTTCAACAGGTAGTTATTCAGCTAAAGATGCTCGTGCTGGTAAAGACATTGGCAAGCCAGGCAAAAACTTTGCTAAGATTGCCAAAGGTGCTGCCGAACGTTATGGTAGCAAAGAGCGTGGCGAGAAAGTAGCCGGTGCTGTATTGGCTAAACTACGCAAATAAAACATGCGATACTACGAAATTCGCCAAGCATTAAACGAAAACGATTACTCGGCATTTGTTGAAGACGATGCCGAGAATCATTGCGCTGACGTTTTAGCTGGCGTCTTACAAAATATTATCTTTAGTGCAGACCATGCTGAGATTCCTAAAATCCGTGTTGATGCACTAATACATTTAGTTCGCAATGAACCAGGTGGTGAAGCATTTAACGCTGAGTCATTGAAGTCATGCCAACAAAATGATGAGAGTGTTAAGAATCTTATTGCCAACATCAAAGATGATGACAGCGGAGTCAAATACGTCTACTTAAATCGTGAAGACCCAATGGGTGCTGATTCAGATGATGTTATTGGTGGCGATGAAGTCACAAAAACTGCTCCAGAAAAAACTGTTAGTAGTATGGCAAAAAGAGCGGCTAGTAGTCGCAGTTAATTTCAATATTCCAGAATATGACTAAGATAGTATATATTCATGGAGCAAGTGCTACCAGCGATAGTTTTAATTATATTCGAGAACATATTCGAAATGACGATATGGTCTTAGAATATTCTAGCCTCAATAGATTTGTGGATAATCTTGAAACCATGAAAGAACAGTTATCTGAGGAATCAGATATTTTTTTTGTGGCGCATAGTTTAGGTGGCATATATGCTCTACATTTAGCAGATCATTATAGTGATCGAGTTCGTGGTGCAGTAACGATCAGTACACCCTATGGTGGCAGTCGTGAAGCTGATGTAGCAAAATGGTTTTTACCATTCAACCACTTAATGCGTGATATTGGTCCAGATGCTTATCCAATGAGACAAGCAAGAAAAATTAGTGTACCATGCCCATGGACTAATATTGTTACAGTACGTGGTGGTAGTCCATTCATTTCGGAAGCCAATGATGGTGTTGTTACACTGGAAAGTATGAGAAAACATTCGTCAATAATGGATTTAATCGAGTTGAATCTGAATCATTATGAAGTTTTATTAAGCGGGCAGACGGTTGACGTTATCAAATCCAGACTTGACAATAAACAATCAAAATAGTATAATCCCAATACACAATCTCTTATGAGAATAACATGAAGAAAATTCTTATCGCTGTATTACTGCTATCTGCATCTGCTACCGCATTGGCTGACCGTGGATACTATCGTAATTACAATTACCACCGTGGTCCAAATTATAATTGGGTGGCACCCGCTATAGTAGGCGGTGCTATTGTTGGTGGTTTGGTATATGGCGCAACTCGCCCGTACTATGCCCCTAATCTTTATGCTCCACCAGTATATGTTCCACCACCTCCAGTAATAGTAAATCCACCACCAGTTTATGTAGCACCACCTGCTCCGACATTATACTGGGATTATCTCTGTCAATGTTATAGATAATTAAACTCACATATTGGAGCACCAAGACATAAATAGTAGTATGAAAAACAAATATGGTCATACTAAAAGTTGTCTTTATTGCTCTAATGAGTTTATAACTAAGCCTCGATATAACAATTACTGTTCTACAAAATGCAAGAATCCGTTAAATCGCGGCGAATATAATCCCTGGAATAAAGGTATTAAACTCACTGAAGAACAAAAAGCAAAGCAAAATACAGAAGGTCTTAAAAAAGGATGGGGTTGGAATAAAGGCGGTACTAATGAAATAGCACGCCAGCGTATGCTTACTAATAATCCCAATAAAGACGGAAGATTGAATAATTTAAGACCAAAGAAACCTTGCAATGATGCATTAAAATTATATCGCAGCGAAGTACGTAAAGCAACGTATCGAACAATCAAGGAAATGAAAAATAATGGCGAATGGGTCCCGACGGTAGGAAAATATAAAACAGATTGGCAAATCGATCATATTATACCGCATAAGCAAGGATTTGAATTAGGCATTGATGCTGCTATACTCGGTAGCAAAAAGAATATACAGTTTATTAAAGGCGAAGAAAATCGCAAAAAATGGGATAGTTATCAACCCATTGAAGTAGTAAAAAATATCGTAGGAGATAATAATGGCTTACAGTAATAAAGTAGTTGACCATTTTGAAAACCCGAGAAACATGGGAACATTTGATAAAGGAGATGCGCAAGTTGGGACCGGCTTAGTCGGTGCCCCAGCTTGCGGTTAGAAAGGCGATGTAATGAGGTTACAAATAAAGGTGCAAGATGGAATTATCACAGATGCGAAGTTTAAGACTTATGGGTGCGGCTCAGCGATTGCGTCGTCAAGCCTGGTTACTGAGTGGGTTAAAGGGCGAACACTTGATGAAGCAGGATCCATTAGAAATACTGAAATTGCAGAAGAGTTGGCCCTCCCGCCAGTAAAGATACATTGTTCCATCCTGGCTGAAGATGCCATTAAAGCAGCTATTGACGACTACAGACAAAAACATGATACTACCAATCAAGAAGTGGCCGGATCCATTTCTACTTAAACCTTGTCGGCCTTGGGATTTTGAGAATCCACCTTCTGGACTGCGTCGATTTATTGAACAAGACCTGATAGACACAATGATGAGTGAAGGTGCATTGGGTCTCGCGGCTAATCAAGTTGGTATTGATTACCGTGTTGTAGCAATGAACGTACAGCATGGTAAATATGCAGGACAACAAATAGTCATGTTTAATCCAGTAGTACCCGGTAAGTCAGTGGACTTATGGGAACATGACGAAGGATGCCTAAGTTTTCCAGGTGTGTTATTAAAGATAGCACGGCCTAAAATGGTGGATGTGCAATGGTATGACATCACAGGCAAGCAATACGAAACAGAATTTACTGACATAGATGCCAAATGTATTTTACACGAAATAGATCACTTAGACGGACGAGTGTTTAAAGACTACGTCAGTGATTTAAAATTTCAGACAGCTTTACGAAAATCAAGGAAAAAACAATGACACAACGTATATTAGTAATGGGCTTACCTGGTGCTGGTAAGACTACCCTAGCAGAAGCACTAAAACGATATCTTGAAAAGAACGGCGACTTGGAAAAGATCAATCCAGGTCGCGTAATGAATCACGAAGGTATCCCAGATGAAGATTTCTGGAAAGTTCGTGTAGATTGGTTTAATGCTGATGAAATTCGCAGACGTTACAACGACTGGGATTTCAGTAATGAAGGTCGCATTCGCCAGAGTATCCGTATGTTTGAATTTTCAATGAAGTGCTCAGGCGAATTTGTCATTTGTGATTTTGTCGCGCCTCTGCCAGAAATGCGTAACAACTTCAAAGCTGACTGGGTTATCTGGGTAGACACAATTGATCAAGGTCGTTACGAAGATACAAACAAGGCATTTGTTCCTCCTACTGTATACGACTTCCGTGTTAATACACAAGATGCTGAGAAGTGGGCGCAATACATTGGCAGTCGCATCCTGGCAAATAAACGTCGTCCTGTATTTGACTGGAAGAAAGAAACAGTACAGATGTTGGGTCGTTGGCAACCATGGCATGCTGGCCATAGAGCTCTATTCGAGCGTCTTTTAGAAAAGACAGGTCAAGTGATTATTCAAATACGTGATGTACAAGGATGGCAAGGTAGTAATCCATTTGGTTTAGAAGAAGTTAAAGCACGCATTCGTAGAGATCTAGATCCACTATATCAAGGCCAATACGATATTCAAATTGTGCCAAACATTGTACATATTGGCTGGGGACGTGGTGTAGGATATACATCAGGTGAAGAAACATTTGATGAAGAAATCACCAAGATCTCGGGCACACAGATCCGCAAAGAGATGGGACTAAAATGAACAAATATTATATCAGATTCAACACCAAGCATGGGGATACCGATTTAGTATGGCGTGTCTTTGAAAACGGATCTGAAATTTTAGTTCGCAATATTGATATACGTGTCCCCACCATTGGTGAATCCACCATGGAAGGGGACATAGTTAAGTGGAATATTGCCTGCCAGGGAAATATGACCATTGTTGATGGAGTTGCAGTAATAACATGATAATAATAACCGAATCAGCTGCTAAAAAAATTGTCAGCAACATTGCTAAACGCGGTGCCGGTGTAGGTATCAAAGTAGGAGTTAGGACCACTGGTTGTAGTGGTCTCGCCTATGTTCTAGAATATCTAGACCAGGTTCCTGTGACTAGAGACTGGTTCAAATTTGAAAAGGGCGGTGCCGCAGTCTGGGTAACTGGACGAGACCTAGCTTACGTCGATGGCATGACCATTGACTATGTTCGCCAGGGACTAAACGAAGGATTTGATTTTAAAAATCCCAAAGAGGCGGCTCGTTGTGGTTGCGGAGAGAGTTTTACTATCTGATGTCACTTAAACAAGAAGTAGATAGCAAACGGCAGTGGGCCCAGGATAATCCATCACTATGCATGTTTCCCTGGAGCATGTTTGACATCAGACGAAGTATCGTCGACCCCAATGTACCCAACATAACTTGTTGCTGTAACCTAGACGAAAGGAAACTAGTGGGAGTAAAAGATCCACTGGCAGAAGTTCGTCGACAAATGGATGCTGGCGTTTTACCTGACGCTTGTTATCGTTGTGCTACTGAAGAACAAGCAGGTGGGACTAGCGAACGCATACGTCGTATATTGTCCGAGACTGACGATAACTTGGCTAGATTTGTTGAAGAACGTTATGTAAGAAATTACGGCATAAGAGTAAAGTTTAGTAATCGTTGCATCCAGGCCTGCCGCAGCTGCCACCCCCATGACAGTAATCTATGGCGTAAGTTAGCCGCAGACACTACCCCAGATCGTTTTGCAGATGATATCGCAGATGATCCTGAATTCTGGGATCTAATTACAAGTTCTATCCAACAGGAAATTGATCTGCACGACGAGTTTCATATTGACCTCATGGGTGGTGAAACTGTACTTCAAGACGGTACCTTAAAGTTATTGGATTGGATATGTGATCAAGGATACAACGATAGAATGGAAGTTAGACTGACTACGTCATTGAGTGTGTTACCTGAACGTGTTCTAGAAAGATTGGTTAAATTTCGTAGTGTGTTATTCATGCTGAGTATTGTTACGTTCGATGGCCGCTAGAGCTCGGTAAAGTTGAGCAAAATATGACGGTATTGTTAGACTACCTTGCAAACCACAATACTCGCCATATTATCCTAATTACTCCAGTATTCAGCCTTAATAACATATTCTATATCCGGGATTTCCTAGATTACTGGAACACCTGGTTTAAAAATAATCGTAGCTATATGATTATGAATACTAATATTACTGTACCAACAGCGTATTTAGATTTTCAAGCACTACCGATTAGATATCGTGGGCAACTTCGAGACCTTTTAACCGAATGTCTATCCCACGAGATATTTCAAAACTATGGCAAAGATACCATTTATGTGTATAACTTTTTACAAAGCACAATACAGGAATTGGATACTTGGCCAGAAAACGATATGCTGTGGGATTTATTTCTGAAATTTACAGCAGAGTTTGATACTAGAACTAAAACTAAGTTTGACGAACTCAATTCCAGGTTGTATAATATTCTGAACGACCAAGATCGTTCTAGATTTGCTGAACATTTGGCTCAAGCTGATCCAAATAAAATATTAAGATCAAAAGCATATCTACTAAAAATACACGGGCTACCTTACTAATGATAACACAACGATACAACTACACACCAATCAACAGAACAACAGTAGATGGTAAGAGACATTACAGCCTACCCAATGGTGGCAAAGTTCCATCGGTTACGACAATACTAGAAGCTACTAAGTCAGACGAGAAGCGTGAAGTATTGGCCAATTGGAAAAAGGCTGTTGGTGAAGAACGTGCCCGGCAGATTACCACTGAGGCAGCAAATCGTGGAACACGTATGCACGCCTATTTAGAAAGTTACATTCTAAATGGTGATATGAAGGAATTGCCCAGTAATCCTTACGCACATCCCAGCTGGTTTATGGCCGCAGAGGTTATCCTCAAGGGCCTGGTTCATGTAGATGAGTTTTGGGGATCAGAAGTTCCTGTTTATTATAGTGGATTGTATGCTGGTACTACAGACTGTATTGGTGTCTGGAAAGGTAAACCTGCAATCTTAGACTTCAAACAAACTAACAAGCCCAAAAAACGCGAGTGGATTGAAGATTATTTCCTTCAATTGGCTGCGTATGCTTTGGCACATAACGACACACACGGTACTGATATTAATACCGGAGTAATACTCATGGCGGCACAGCCTAAATTATTAGAAGATCAGTCATATTCTGTGCCAGAATACCAGGAATTCGTTATAGAAGGTGACGAATTTGCTCACTGGACAAACGAGTGGAACAAACGTGTAGAACTGTATTATCTTACAAAAGAATATGTATAAAGTAGATTATTTGGATCTGGTAACTATTCGTAGTTGCCAGATGTCTTGCGAAGGTTGCTGTACATTTAGTGACCACAAAGAAATCAATGGGCTTGTTGAGCCCAATGAAGAAGCAATGGCATTCTGGAGTAAATTGATCGTTCCAAATCGCCTGCATTTGTTTGGTGGTGAGCCAACTATGCATCCTAGATTGTTAGATTGGTTTCGTATGGCCATCAAGTATTGGCCATTATGCGAAGATGGTGATCCAACCCCAGTATGGTTGAACACAAACGGATATTATCTGGATAAATTATTCCCACACGTAGAGGAATTATTTACACAACCCAACCAGATGTTTGTTAGTATCACGCATCATACTCTAGCAGAACCCTATAACAGTTTAGTCCAGAAAAACTATGAGACTCTACTAGATTTGATCTTGGAAGCTAGTCATAGAGTCCATAAAGGGCGAACCTTTCACTGGAAAACTGATACACCCTGGGATAGTGAACATAAAAAGTTTGTGCATCTGACAGATGACCGTGGTTATAGTAGTGTATTGTTAAATGTATGCTACCAACACGACGATCATTTTGTACCACACTATCAGGGACACGGAACTAGCCTACGCCCATGGTATGATTACCATGATGATCAGGGCAAACATATGAATCACAATGTTTGCCATATCAAGAATTATGTACAGTTATATGAAGGTCGGTTATACAAATGCCCACCACGTGCTGTACTGAATCAGACTCTAGAAACATACAATCTACAAGATATTCCCGAGTGGTCCAAGTATTACAACGAATACCAAAGTTTAGGTATTGAATCAACTCCAGAACAGATAGAATCATGGTTTAATCAACAACGAGTTGCTGAGAATACTTGTAATATGTGCGGATTCATGCACAGCCATTATTATCTTCCGGCACAAGAGCATTTGCCCAAGAAGTTGTTTAAGATCAAAACTGCCTAGCATAAATAACAATAATAACAGGATTTAGTATGGCAATTTTACAGATCTCAAGAATTCAGCATAGACGCGGTCTGCAACAAGACTTACCGCAATTGGCTTCAGCCGAATTGGGCTGGAGTATTGACACTCGTAAATTATATATTGGTAACGGCACAGTAGACGAAGGTGCTCCTGAACAGGGCGTAACCGAAATCCTAACAGAATATTCTATCTTGGATTTTACAGTGGGGTTTGCGGCAAATATTGTTGCTCTAGAAACCGCAGTAACTGATATTGACAGTCGAGTAACTTCTTTAGAGTCCGGGTCAGTCTTAGCTCATCCAGTTAGCATTACTGGACCAGGATCTGGTATAATCACTGTTTTTACATCAAATAATGCATTTATTTCATATACATTAACACAAGGTGTTAAACAGCGTAGCGGTACTATCAAAGCCAGTAGATACGATTCGACCTCGTCAGTTAGTTACGATGATGAATATACTGAAACCGATACCACAGATATTTCACTCAGTGTTTCTGCCAACACAACACACATGAGTTTGAATTATTCCACAATTAGTTCGACCAGCTTCCTTTATCAAACAAACTACTTACATTAATAACGGCTTTACATGTGGAAACTTAAAGCTACTGAGCGCATAGCTCGTTGGCGTGAATTTCGAAAACAATTAGACAATTTAACATTAGAACAGGCTGCACAATCTGTGGCCGAGTTCTGGCAGAGTTGTCCTTTTACTCCCTATTATTTAGATATTGAAAGTCCAGGAGATTGGCCCGATCCCTGGACCCTTCTGGCTGACAATTATTACTGTGATGTTGCAAAATGTCTGGGAATCGTGTATACTTTAGCTCTTAGTAAGCATGGTGGTGAAGCAGAGCCGGAGATACATGTCTATCGCGATAGTGAATCCAGACTAGTCTATAATTTAGCCGTCTTTGCTGGCGGGAAATATGTTATTAATTTCCAGGACAGCGAAGTC